ACCCTTTTAAGAATTAAAAGGGATTAATTAATTAGATTGGAGTGAAAATGCTATGCGATAACTGTCGTCAAGACGAGTATTTACATTTAGGTATTTACGCAAATGCGAAAAGTGCCGTATTAGAAATGGTATCTTGCCCACGTTGTGGGTATAGTACTGTGAAAAAGTCAAGTTCAAAGCGATACTTGACAAGTGAGAAAACAGAAAGCGAGGTGTCACATGGGTGACAGAGCAACTGTACTATTGTACAGTCAAGACGAAACAGGTTACAGTTATTCACCTGTAATCTACACACATTGGAAAGGTTCTGATGTAGAAGAAACCGTGAGTAAAATGCAACGTATGTACATGGAAAGTGACGTGGATAGAGATTATAATCCACAGATGAGGCAAGAAATAGAGAGAGTGTTCCCTATTTTGTGTGCTTATATGGGTAAAGACGGACATAATCCAAGCGTATACAACTTTGATACTGCACTTGAATTTACGGACAAGCTACCAAAAGCTAATGATATGCCAATAATTGCTGATGATTGGGGATTATATCTCATAAACGTAATGACATTGGACGGAGCTTGGAGAAGTTATTCATGGGATGAAGTGTCATGAATAGTTGGCAAGGGTTATTACTAATAGTAATGTTAATTCCCATTGTCTTATTAACAATAGAATACGTAGTTAACGTTGTTAATTACGTTAAAAAAACGCGAGAGGGACTTAGTGATGAGTTCCTCTCACTTATACGAAAGGACAAATAATGGATAAACATACATATCATGTAGGCGAAGCGTCTATGGACGAAAGACATTGGACTATATCGTCTACAGAATTGCTTACACAAACAGAAATAAATGACGCATTTTGTAATGCTGATTTTGAAATAGGAGATGAACCACAATTCATTCAACTCAGTACAGGCACTACCGTGACAGTTGTCTTTGACGGTGTTGAGTTTGGTGATGACGCACAAGTTAAATTGTACGATGGCGAACTCAAAGAGGAAGAATAATGGAAGTAACAACAGAAATTATATTAGTAGGACTATCTCCCATAATGTTTGTGTCATTATCTATGTACATTGCGAGTAGATAATGAATAGACACATGCGTAGAGCTAGTAAATCTAAAAAAGGTGGACAATATCGTGGGTTAAAAAAACTTACGAATGAAAAATTGAAAGGTAACTTATGAGTAAAAAAGAATGTGAACTTTGTAATAGTACAGATGAACAAAGTTCTATTATAAAAGCGTACGGTGATTGGTTTCACGAAGACTGTTTGGATGACGCTATTGCAGACGCTAAAATACAAGAACAAGAACATCGTGAAATGATGAGACATCATGGCGAGTATGACGAACCACCGTCAGGTATGACAGAGACAGAACAAATCATGGCAGACCAGTCGGACGCAGGGTACGAGTATTAAAAAGGAATTAATATTTAACCCCTTAACTTGTTAAGGGGATTAAATATAATTAGAAAGGGAAATTATGGTTCACAAACATGGTTGGTCTCGTTACGCTAAAGACGTTAAAGAGACTGATGAATTACTTACGAAAGGGAATAAGTTTGTTCCTGTAATAGCAGTAAGCCGTGCATTCGGCAAGACAACTATTACATACGGTGATGACAAATCACCAAAACAAAAAACGTTTACGGATTGGAACACCGTAGTTATAAATGAGAAAGTCTGGCGTAAATACACCAGAGAAACGCAATAACAAAGTTACTTACGTACATTACCCCTTTATGTATGTAGGTAGCTTGTAGCACATAGAGTAGAGTACATAATTGTTCTCTCGTTTTAGTTAATCTGTGTGTTACAAGCTACCTATTCTGTTAACAACATTGTTGTTATTGTATAAGTAGGTAGCTTGTAGCACAGACCGATGTGAGAAGATACACGAAAGTGTTGATGAAAAGCAAAGCCGAGTGTGTGTTACAAGCTACTTATATTATAGAACTAGCTGACCTCTCGCTTAGAGTACTCAAAGTATGATAGAAAATCAAGGCATACACGAAGTCAGTTGTCTCAGACTTATAGGTAGCTTGTAGCACATTTACATACTGTGAGAAACTGGAAGTGTATGTATGAGATATATAAAATAATGCATTGTTTTATATATCAGAAGTGTGTTACAAGCTATTTATACGTACGTAGCTTACAGTCCATACACAACATACGAAAGTATTGTTTGTTTCATGCCCAACTGGACTGTGAGATACGCAAGTATCAGAAAGGGGGTAACTTATGTTACCTAACGGAATGGCTAGACAAGAGCCACCACCAACACGCAAAGGTGGTAAACAAGCAAAAATTTTGTCAGACGACAAGGTTAAAGTGTTGTTAAACAACCCAAACGCTTGGTACGTTATCGCTACATTACCTAAGTGGAGTAGTGGTGTTGTATCAAACATAGGTAGTATGCAACAACGAAACATAAGTCATTTGAAAGACAAAGGTTCTTTCAAGTGTAAGCAAAGAAAAAACAACAACGGTGTGGATTTATACGTTAAGTTCGTACCAAAGGGAGAATAACATATGAGTAAAAAACAAACGTGTTGGGACTTAGTGTCCTACGCAATAGGCAAATCAGATAGAGTACTTTTGTACGGACCTCCGGGTACAGGCAAGACTTACTCTGCTGTAAAACATAATGCACCATTAAACATAAACGGTGACGCTAACGTATTTCAGTTAGTCATGACCGAAGAAAGTACAAGTGCAGACTTACAAGGTTTTTATCAGATAGGTGAAAATCAACAGTTTGAATGGAGTGACGGTATTGCTGTACAAGCATGGCGTAACGGTGGTAGATTGGTTATCAATGAGATAGACCACGCTTCCCCAGACGCAATGACATTCTTACATGCCGTATTAGACGACAAAGATATTGCAGGTATCACACTCAACAACAAAGAGAAAGAAACTGTTCGTCCTAGCGAAGGATTTACAGTCATAGCAACATCTAACGCAGACCCTGAGAGCTTACCACAAGCACTCAAAGACAGGTTCCCTGTTGCAATACACATAGATGAGATACACCCAAAAGCATTGGAAAAATTCCCAAGTGAATGGCACCAAGCTATTAGTGATACATCTATGACCACAGATGAGAGCGAACGTATTTCCATTCGTAAATGGGATGAGTTCTTCAAGTTACAGGAGCAAGGATTAGACCTTGATATTGCAGGGTTAATAGTCTTTGGCGATAGAGCAGAAGAATTGTTAGACGCTATCAAGTTAAGCGAAGCAGAATAATGAGACACAGACCCTTTCCTGAGATAGTTACAGGGGAAAGAGATTGGGAAGTATACGAAGATACTAAACAACCTCGTACGGACATGACGAATAAGAAAATGTACGTACCCCTTGATGGTGATTGTCACAAGTGTGGTATTAATCATGGACGTGTAATCAGACGACATGAATTAGGTCATGTCAAGTGGTCACCTAAGAGCTTCGGTAAGATTGCCAAAGGCGTTCACGAAGAAGCTATACATTTGCTAGAAGAAGTACGTGTAAATCATAGACTAACGTATGCAGGTATCCCAATGGACGCACCACATACATGTTTAGATGAAGTTAATGCTTACACAAGACAACTTGTAGAAAAAGGTAGTATCACAGACTTAGTCAAGTATGGATTAGCTTCTGTATTTTTCATAAAGAAAATAAATTACAGAGGACTTTGGAGTACTCATTACAGACGTATGAAGTTTGAGGAGTACGGTTATGAGTATAGTTCTTTTATACAAGCTATTACAGACGAGATAGATAGTCATACTCTCAAGCACAGTCGTGTACAAGACTTAGAATTTGCTATGGAAAAGATAAGTTATTTCCATATGAAAATGATACATGTAAGTACAAAGTCTCATAGCATTACACACAAACCTGCTTGGGCTAGAGTTAAGAAACTAGCAATAGAGTTGTCCGAGTTGTTTGATTTGTTTAACGAAAAACCACAAGACGATGTGCGTTTGTCTGATGATGACAAAGAAAAACTTGAGGAAGCGTTAGAAAATGAAGATGACTTAGATGAAGCGTATGAAGAAGCAGAACTTTCTTCACCCAAAGATGTAGCTATGCTTAAAAGTCGTAACAAACAAGAAAGTAATGAAATCATGTTTAGTTACGATGATAGTAAAGCGTCATGGGCAGATTACACAATGCACAAACCTGCGTTAACCATTAACATGAATAACAAAATTCGTACAGGTTACACAAATGTTGCTAAAGACAGAGGTGTTGCACCTAGAAAAATCCATAGATACACAGTAGATAGGAAGATATTCACACGTAAACAAAATACATACGGTGGTACTATCCTGATTGACGCTAGTGGTTCTATGAACTTTGACGGTCAAGACATACTAGATGTCATGAACGAGGTACCTGCTGTGACTATTGCTATGTACAACTATTATGGTTGGGGAAATATATCCAAGAAAGGTGACATACGTATCATTGCTAGAAATGGTAGACGTGTTAATGATGATTACTTAGACGAGCATAGTGGTGGTGGCAATTACATTGATTTACCTGCACTTGAATGGTTAGGTAAACAAGCACCTAGAAGAATATGGGTATCAGACATGCAAGTTGTAGGGTTCAATGGTTCGGGCAAAGAAAATCTACAACAATGTTTAGACGCATGTAACAAGTACAACATCATGAGACTAGCAGACATAGGCGAGGTTAAATCTTTCGCTAGACACCTAAATGTAGTAAGGTAAAGGTAGTGCTTACGTCTCACGTAAGTGATACGTAGGTTTCCTTTCCCTATGTACAGTAAGCACAGAGATAAGAATAGAGCGTAAAGAGAGCTTACGACAGGTCTTTTACCTATGACTATTCTTTTAGGATATCTTCGTCATAGGTTTTGTTACCTTCATGAACACTTATCTCTAGCTTTCTGTTAGTTCATTGTATTTATTTTAGAGTTATGTATACTTATTTATATGAAAGAAATAGATAAACTACTAGAAGAAGCCGAGCATGGTGTAAAAGATAATTTCGTTGAACGAAAAATTACACCAGAAGCACGTGAGTTCTGGGACACACTACTTGAAAGAGTGCGTAACGGAATTGAAGTAAAACCATACAGGATAATAAACATATTAAAACGTGAGTTTGATATAGAAATATCCGATAGTGCCATGCGTAGATACATAAAGCAGGTATCTAATGGCAAGTAATAAAGATAAAGAACTAGCTAGGTTACTCGCAGACGCTGAGAGCGAACGAGTAAAAGAGTTAGAAGACGCAAACATTAAGTTGTTACGACAACTTGATAAAGCTAAGAACAAGACTGAGAAACTTGTTGAAGCTGTGTATCAAGCAGTTAAAACAAGTATCACAACGTATCGTAAAGGTAATGTTCCTAAGCCCAAGTTAGCCAAGAAGAAAAAAGTTGGTGAAGAAATAGCTTGTGCAGTATTGTCAGATGTACAACTTGCAAAGATTACACCTACATACAATACACAAATAGCAGAGGAACGTGTTGTACGATATGCACACAAGATAATTGACTTAGCTAATATCCAACGACAAGCACACAACGTTAATAAAATTGCTGTGTTTTGTGTTGGTGATATCGTAGAGGGAGAACTTATATTTCCCGGTCAGGAACACCTGATTGACAGTTCATTGTATAGTCAAGTGACAGTTGACGCCCCTAGAATATTGACACAGTTCTTTGATATTCTATTGGCAAACTTTGAGGAAGTTCAAGTTCATTGGGTCATCGGTAATCATGGACATTTAGGTGGACGTTCAAGAAAAAACTACCACCCCGATAGCAATGCCGACAGAATGTTAGGCAAGATATTGGACATGATATACGAGAGCGAAAAACGAATTACATTTTCTATACCCGATAGTGTAAATGCTGATAATCATTGGTTTGATATCGCAGATTTGGGAGAGAAATGTAAGTTCTTTCTATGGCATGGTGATAACGTACGAGGTTTCGGAGGTTTCCCATGGTATGGATTTGGTAAAAAGATAATGGGTTGGAAAACACTAGCTAGTAATGGGTTAATGCCCGACTTTGACTACGCTATTGCAGGACATTTTCATACACCAAACACACAATATATAAACGATGTACGACTGTGGATTAACGGAAGTACGGAAAGTTATAACACTTATGCGTTAGAACAACTAGCAAGTATGGGTAGACCGTGTCAATACTTACTGTTTTGTAAGCCAAAGCATGGAGTAACTGCTGAATACCTTGTAAATTTGGAAGATGTATAGGTATAATAAATAGTATATGACAAATAATAATGTCAAAGATGTAACTAATCACGAGTTAGTTGGTATAGAATATTCGGGAGACGTTCCTGTGTTGATATACATTACTGAAGATGGGGCAACTCACTTCAGTAAACTAACCCGTGGTATTACACGACTAAAAAAATAAAATATAAATCATTAATTTAATTCCTTAACTTGTTAAGGAAATTAAATAATGATAGAAAGGAGAACGTATGGCTAGTAAGCCAGTTAAATTGTTGTCCCCATTTCCCAAAAGTGTAGTTAAACCTGCACCTGCAGGGAAGTTTGGCGACTACGTTCCACACAGTATCTACGTAGAAAGACTACGTGATAGTGAAGTAAAGTACTCTTGGTCATGTGAACCTGTTTATGGTAAACACAAGGGTGAAGACAGAATAGTAGGTGCTAAAGGTACTATTACTATTGAGGACATGGGTAGTTATGATGGCTTCGGTGACGTTGACACATTCAAACTAGACAGTCCTAAACACAACGATGGTACAAACTTAAAAGACGCAGAGAGTGACGCTTTCAAACGTGCTTGTATGCGATTTGGTTTGGGTGTTGAGTTATGGTCAGGTTCAGATACAACTGAAGAAGAACATAATGCTATGCCACTTGCTACCATGTCAGACGTAGACACAGACAATGTCCTCGTTACTAAAGTTGACATGCGTAGAAAAGAAAACAAACCCGATGTACCAGTAAAACCTATTGAGGATATAAAAGACGGAGAAGCACCTTTTAAGGACGCCTCTACACCTACTGACGATAGTAAAGTTAAGTTCATTGACGATACTATTGACAAGATGATGTTGGGGTATGACAATAAAATACAAGTATTTGCTATAGACTTAGCAGATAACTACCGTAAAGTCATGAAGTATCCCGAAAAATCTCAATGGAGTAATGAGCAGATAGACAATTACCTAGCTAAAATAGAGCTTGGACTATCGTCAACTGCAAATACTGTTGATGACAATGACGACTTTGTAACAAAAGCGTCAAGTATATTAGGAGGTGTTGTGGAAAAATCACAACAACAAAACGAAATCAAGATGGATTTAACATGTCCGTTTTGTAGTGGCAAGGTCTTTGACAACAGGACTAGTAAACTAACTGAGAAGTCGCCCGACTTTAAGTGTGCAGCAAAAGCTGTAGACGAGTGTCCGGCACATACAGGTAAGTTTCCTAAGTCATGGTGGTTAAATTCATCAGACTTACCACCCGATTGGGGAGTAAGTGCCTAACAAAAAGATTGACTACAAGCGTCAAGGTATGCTGAATAAACGTAAAGGTAGACGGAAACAATTAGAAGCGTTGCGTCAGTTACAAATGCCCGAACCTAGTCTGTATCACTTACGTGTACATGAAGAAGGTTGGGCGGAAGCATTCATTAGATGTGAAGTCAAAGCAGGTAAGCAAGTTCAGACGTTGTGGAATAGGTATCTGAAAGCTAAAGAGCAATCAGATACCAACTTACCTAACGATGAAAGACCATTTGTGTTTGTAGCAAAACCCGATGGTACAACTGAAGGACTTGTCATCTTTAACATAAAAGATTTAGATGAGTTTTGTATTGCATATCAGTTACATGTAAGTGGTAGAAAGTACAAGAAACCTGCAGTATACGAAGAAGAATGATTGAATTACTTATAAGTTGTGTTCTTACTTTACCCATAAGTACAGATACATTACAAGAATATGTAGTTTGTCAGGATGTAAAACAGAAAGTACAACATGTTGAGGAGTGGATACCAACAGTCAGTACATACTTCAAACAAGAAGATATAGTACAAGCTATGACAATTATCTATTGCGAAAGTAGTGGTAGATATACTGCATACAATGACAAAAACAAAAACGGTTCTAATGATTTAGGACTGTGGCAATTCAACAACCTTACATGGGATTGGCTTTCTAACAAGTTAAGTATAAAAGATAACAGAGTTAATCCTGTGGTGTCTACACGTGTAGCTAGTTGGCTAGTTTACAACGATGGTTGGCACCATTGGAACTCTAGTAAGGAGTGTTGGAAAAATGCCGAACATATTTACCGACCCAAAAGAAATAAAAGTATGGGCGATACAGCTAGCTAATGCTTGTGGTGGACAACGAGTTGTTCAAGATAATGTATTAACAGAAGCTGACGCTGAAAAAGTAAACAAACTATTGTTTGAGTTCTTACAAAGTTTTGAGCAAACAATATTAAACAATCGTAGAAAGGCGGAAGAAGAATGAGTGAACCTACATTCAATTACTATCCTAATGCAGAAGATGTATTAGATGTATTAGAAGAACTAACTCAAGCAGAGTTAGAACACCTAGAAGATACTAAAGCTAATGGTATTAGTTTTTGGACAGATACACAAATGCACACATACAATGTAAGAAAACAAATGTATAAATTGTTTCTACACAAAGTAAAGACATGGCAACATGAAGTAGAACGTGCAGAAATTAGAGATGATATAGCACGTGAAGGTGCGCAGGATTATCCATCATGGTAGAAGTGTACATGCTTAAGTATGAAGAAGACGGAGAGTATCATGAGATATTTTCTACTAATGAATACAAACTACAAGATGTAGTAGAAGATTGGCAGAACTACGGCAAAGATACATCGCTTGATACCATAACTAAGTACACATATGACCACTTAGAACAGTTTATTTTGTTGGTTAATATGTTATCTACACCACATAAACACGGTAGTGTATGGCTTAAGAGAGCTAAGTTGCAATGAAAGAAGTAAGTCCACAAGGCGAGCATAACAAACTTAATTCAGCAGAACGTATAAAAAACTATATACCATTTGCTGAAGATGTGTTTGAAAAGTATTGCAAATCTAAAGACATGAAGTTTAGACAGCTTCATCTCAATGACAATGCAGACTTTGGCGAAAGCCCTATACCTATGTGGACTAAAATGTCACCGTTTCTTAAATCATTTCCAGATTATTTTGTGTACAATGATAAGAAACAGATGTTAGTAGAAGTAAAATCTTCTCCTAAAGTAAAAGTAAAAGACCTAATGCACTACTGTGCTGTACACACATTGTATGCAGAGGGACAATCTACAGATTATTACATAGCATTTTGTTTTAAAGATGGGAATGTAAAATTTTATACAGTAGAAGAACTTCTTAATCTAATACAGATAGCAGAGTTTGGTAAGTATCACGATGGAAAGGATTACTATGACTTCGGAAGTATCACAAAAACAAATAGATAAAGCTGCACGTAAAACTGCACTAAGTTTACAAGCACTCATGGCAGAAGTTGACGAAGGGTTTAATGCACATGTACGTTGTATAGTGTGTAATGAACAGTACAAACATCACATTGATGGTAAGCCCTGTGTAGATGATGACAATGTAAAACAAATTGTACGCAAAAGTAGATGGCGTGGAACTAGAGTTGTTAAATGAATGATAGTTATAGACCTTTACCTGATGAAGTAGAGATAAGACAATCAGTAATAGAGGGTGTTGGTTTGTTTGCTAAAGAACCTATACGTGCTAATTCAACATTAGGTGTTACGCATGTAGCTAACGAACAGTTTCAACACGGGTTTGTACGTACACCATTGGGTGGGTTTATTAACCATAGTGAAACTCCTAACTGTGTAATAGAAGATGTGTTTAATCTTAAATGTATTAAAACAATTAAAGACATTATGCCTGATGAAGAATTAACTGTTAAGTATCAGTTATACACACCAAAAATAAAGGAAGTATTATGACGGAAGATATATCAGCTATCAGAGAACAAGCCCTACAGAGGGCTAGAGGACGCTGTGAGTGGGCAGATTGTGGCAGTCACAAATGGTTAGAGCTTGCACACATAAAAGATATTGGCATGGGTGGTAACCCAACAAGAAAATTTGATATACAAAATGTAGCTATGTTATGTAAATGGCACCATGATATATACGATGGTCGTCAATCTATGGGAACTAAAGTAGCTTATCGTGAATTATTACGTGGATATCTAGATAGATATAGTGATGTTAACGAGTGATTACCACTTAACTTTGTTTGCCCAATACGCAGCTGACATCTTACCTTTTTTAATATTTTTAGCATGACGTGCTTTAAAAGATTTACGTCTTGCTTTTGATTTAGCGTCAGTCTTCTTACCTGCACCAGACACACCTTGTTGTCCAAATCTAATTAACTTAACCTTGTCACCTTCTTTTGCTAATACAGCATGTGACTTACTAGCTTTAGGTGTACGTTTTGGTTTGTTATATCCTGAAAATTTCTCGCCTCTATACTCAATCATTTCTTTATTTTTTTAACCTTTCCGTTAACTGTACGTGCAAACTTATGAGTTTTAGTTTCTCTAATTAATGTACCGTAGTGACGTTTACCGCCCCACATCCAACTAACTTTTTTTGCCATTACATATCTCCTATCCGTGCAATGTACGTAGCACTATATAATATGATTATACATACAACAATAACTACGCCGTCCATTGACTACTTTTTAGATTTTTTCTTTTTAACTTTATAAGCTTTTTTCTTACCAGTTTTTTTACTAACAGGCATATTAATCTCCGTATCTCTTACTAACTTTGTTTAAAGATTTTTGATAATCTTTACGATAATTGTTATCTGCTTCAGCTCGTCTTTGAAAAAAAGAAGAACGCTGTGCATACGCTTGGGCTTTTCTTTTAACACCTTCACGATTAGAACCACTCTTTAGTAGTTGCTTAGACGCTTTTCTAAATTCACTAGCTAATGCTAACTCTTTAACTATCTTTTTTTGCAACCTAGCTAAAGCAACTTTATTTACTTCCGGGTCTCCATATTGATAGTTTTTCTTTTCAGCCATTACTTACTTACTGTAATTTGCTTCTTTGCATATGTCTTGATTACTGCAAGTGCAGCGCCACCACCTGCTAATGCAGCTAACTGAAGTACTTCAGCGTCTACACCAACTAGGGGAGCAACTGTCAAGGCACCTATGAATGCTTCAATAAATGTCCAAGCAGTTCTTTCAATCATATCTTTAAGTTGTTCACTCATTTTATAACTCCATGCTTCGTTCCAAGGTGTCCACGCTACATCCTTCTTGAATGTACCATCTTGATTTCTTTGTCGTTTGTTCCTCGCAAACATATTATTTATTATATTTGTAAGACTTGTTAATGCTTTGACCGTAAAGTTTCATGTTGGTTTTCTTTTTCTTAGGTTGTGAAGTAGCCCATTTGTTTACGTCGTACATATCTTTCATAAAAAGAACTTGACCTACGACTGGAATTAATCTAGTAGCACCTTTAGTAGCAACCTTAGCTCCTGAAATAATAGCTCTTTTAGCAGCAGGAGATAATCTTTTACTAGCTTTGGCTAAATTAACAGGGCTGTTGGCTCCATATTTATAGCCACCAATCTGTCCTTTAGGTTTACTGTGTGATTTAATTTTTTGTTTCTTAACTTCTATTTGACTTTCAGATGGATTAGTTTTGTATTGACTAGGTTCAGGTTGACCTATACCTATACCTGCTTTTTGTTGTGATTTTAATTGAGCCATTCTTTTTTTGTTACTAATTTCACCACTACCTACAGGATTTTTAGACATACCTTTTGTACGACCTCGTGAAGGAAATGATTCGTTAGTAGATATACCTGCATTAGCTGCACTTATTTGTTTAGCTGTCATAGGTTTACCACGTTTAATACTCTTATCGTATTTTACTTCAACGCCTCTCATCCTATAATCTTTGCGTTTCATTTTAGGACCTACAAGTTTAGGTTTCTTAGGTTTGTCTACTTGAGTGTAAATGTACTCATTCATTTGAGCTACTTTAGGTTTACCTGAAACTTTATAATTTTTTTTCTTACTACTCTTAGCCATTATCTAATTATCCTACCACTCAACATAGCGTTTGTCTTTATAACATTGCCATTTATTTCTTGTAGTTTCTCATACATGTCATCTATATTGATAGAGATATTGTCATTTATATCTGTATCATTAGACAAGTTTATTTTGCTATATTCAATAGTAACTTTTTCACCAATAAGTAATTCTTTAGCTATCTTTGGGTAAAGTTTTTTGTAAGCATTGCCACTAGCACCTACCATACCATTGAAGTTAACGTCTAAGTCTTGTTGTGTATCACCCATTATCAAACAACCTGATGTGTGTTCATCTGTGTTACCTGTATGAATAAGGATGTATTGAAATCCGGGAACGTCTTGTACGTGTAGCATCCCGTGATGTGCAGCACCATAACGTGCAGCGTATTTAGCATGGAACCCACCTGTTGTACGAAATTTTATATCATAAGTACCTTCAGGTATGCAGGTTTCGTGCATAACTTTAACCTCTTGATACTGGTCTTCTAATGTATAACACTCAAATACACCGTCTATGTACAGTAAACCATTAGTAGCATCTTTACCAAATTGTGTTCTAACAACTTGCAGTTTCATTTACTTACCACCACAACAACCGTTACCACAGCAACCGTCCATGTTAATCTCCTTGTCTAAAACTAATTGTAAGCAACCAAATACATAATGTAATTATTGTAGCTAGTCCTGTCACTTGTTGTGCAGAACCTGTCAATGTAAGAGTGGCAATAACTAAACCAACCAAAGTCCAACTAAGGTTTAATGTTTCTTTTATTATTGCAATGAACCATGTCCATAGCTTTTTAATCATTAGCTTCTCCTAAACATGAAAGCTGCCATACTAGCTATTCTAGTCAAGATTACTGGAACTACAACTTCTTGTGCTTTTTCCTTTTGGTCAGTAGTCATGTCATTACCTATGTCATTAAAGTTTATCTCTTGTATGTCAATGTCTATAAACGTTTGTATTGGGTTGTCTATAAAGGTTTCAAACTGTACTTCTGTTACGACATCAGCTAATGTATAGTTTTCAACATCTGCATTTTGTACAGCACGTTCAACATATTCTTCTACAGCTTCAGCTATAACTTCATCATCTTTAACAGACTCGGCAATAATAGCTACGTCTTCTGTTTCTACTTGTAATACTTCAGCAACAACTTCTACTTGTTCTTCAGTAAGCTCTGCAACATCTGCTATAGCTTCTTCAACAACAGCTTGAACTACTTCTTGTACTTCTTCAGTAGCTTGATTTAAGTTCTGTACACCAATATCATTTACTTGTTCTAATACTTCAACAACTTCTTTAACAGTAACTTCTTCAATAACAATATCTTCTACAATTTCTTCAACTTGTTCTACTTCAACAGTAACTTGTTCTTCAGTAAGTTCTATCGGTTCCAAACTCTGTTCCGTGGGTATCTCTCTAACGATATCCTCGTCAACATTTTCCTGTATTGGCTCATCCAAAATTTTCTCATCAATCTTTTCATCTACAATCTCCTCTATTATTTCATCTTGTATTGGTATTTCCACCACGTCTTCGGGGACAATATCTTCCAAATCAAATTCAATGATTTCAAACTCAATAGGGAGTTCTTCAAACTCCACAATTGCATCTTCAAATACTTCCTCTTTAGGTGGGTTGAGTACAACAACATCATCCTCAGAAATGATGACATCCACATCTTCTTTATCTTTGACAATATCTTCTTCAAGAATAACCTCATCTTCTATAATAATGATTTCTTCTT